GAGGGACAAAAGCTCATTACTAGTTTTCTACGCAACACACCGAAACTCAAAGCACTTCGTGAGAAAGTTAGTCGCATCTACTCTCAGAAAGGCTGGCTTCCAGGTCTTGACGGACGCAAGTTACTCGTTCGTTCGGAGCACTCGTCGCTTAACACGCTTCTGCAGGGTGCTGGTGCAATCGTCATGAAGCAAGCAGTTGTGTTGTTGTCTAACCGCTTGAAGCGAGAAAAGATAGAACACAAGTTCTGTGCTAATGTTCACGATGAGTGGCAGATTGAGACCAAAGAAGAGACTGCTGATTTAGTCGGTCAATACGGTGTGTTGGCTATTGAAGAAGCAGGTAAGGTATTGAAAATGCGTTGTCCTCTAGGTGGTGAGTACAGGACAGGCTTAACTTGGAAGGACACCCATTAATGCCAGACAATAAAGACCCTGACGAAAACCTATACGGCATGGTGGTTCTTCGTGCCTTTACCGACAACACTTATTCTATTGAGACATCAATGAGTTTAGACGAGTCCTTTCAATTGCTTATCGACTGTGTCCAAGACTTAGAAGACGGTACACTAGAAGGTCTTGATGAATACGAAGAAGGTGTGCCACGAAAGGTTCACTAACTATTTCACAATGTGGATTGACAATAGTTGACAACCCACTATAATCAGTAACAGCAACATTTTTAAAGGAGTAATAAATGAGTACACCAGTTAAACTAAAAGCCGATATCTTCTGGGCATACTTTGACAAGATTAATGACCTTAGTCAAAAATACCAGGTAGACCTTTGCAACCTATCTGATGACGCAGTAGCAGCATTGGAAGCAATGGGCATCGCTGTCAACAACAACCCTAAGAAGCCTGAGCAAGGTAACTACATCACTTGCAAGTCTGTGAACCCTATCCGTCCACAAGACTCTTCAGGTAACCACATCACTGCAATCGTAGCTAACAACTCTAAAGCAACCGCAATGGTTTCTGCTTATGAGTGGAAGTTCATGAACAAGAAGGGTATCAGCCCATCATTGATGAAGATTGTTATTACTGACCTAAAGGAATACAATCCTGAAGGTGTAGCAACAGCCGACATGGATGACGATATTCTGTGATAACTGCTTTAATCGACGCTGACTCTTTGTGCTATGCCGTTGGCTTTTCTAGCAACGATGTAGACGAAGCGTTAGCGGTGTCTAGGTTAGAAGCAACAGTGGTAGAGCTTTGCATGGATTTAGAGTGTGATGACTATAAGGGATTCCTTACTGGAAAGGGTAACTTCCGCAACGACATCGCAGTCACAGCTCCATACAAAGGAACTCGACCACAAGAAAAACCTGTACACCTGCAAGCCCTAAGAAATCACTTAGTGAACGACTGGGAGTTTGTAGTCACAGAAGGTATAGAAGCTGACGATGCTGTCGGTATTGCTGCTTACGCTCTCGATGAGCATGAATCAATCATGGTACACATCGACAAAGACCTTAATCAGTTCCGAGGGCATCATTACAACTATCGAAAGAAAGAGAAGTATTATGTCTCTGAATTCGCTGGTTGGCACAGCTTCTACCTACAAATTCTTACTGGCGACAGAGTCGACAACATTGAAGGTCTAAAGGGTATTGGTCCTGCTAAAGGGACTAAGCTACTCAAGGACTGCACAACTGTTGAAGAGCTGTACGACGCAGTGCTAAAAGCCTACGATGGAGACACTGTGAGAGTGTTAGAGAACGGACAATTGCTGTACCTACAGCGGAAAGAAGGAGATGTATGGCAGCCTCCCCAAAGATAATTCAGGTGTCGTGGATTGATGCTGTTGCTGATGTCGGTTGGGAATCTAAGACAAAAGCAGAGATACACCATTGCATCACTGTGGGTTATTTAGTTGACGAAACAGATGAAGCACTCTGTTTAGCTTCTACATGGTCTGTTGACCAAACCAACGCAAGAATGCACATCCCGAAAGCATGGATTAAAAACAGAAAGGTACTAGCTCGTGAAGACACAATCAGCGAAAGCAAAGGGACGAAACCTACAAAAGTGGGTCGTAAAGCAACTGTTAGAAAGGTATCCACAGTTAACAGAGCTTGACCTTAGAAGCTGTCCAATGGGTTCTCACGGTGAAGATGTCGTGATGTCTCAAGCAGCTAAGGAAGAAATACCAGCAGTGTTTGAATGCAAGTCTTTAGCTAAAGTAGCTGTGTACAACTACTACGACCAAGCTAAGTCCCACGGTAAGTACGAACCAATCGTGATTATTAAACAGAATGGCAGAGCACCGTTAGCGGTGATTGATGCTGAAGTATTATTTGACATGATGGCGGGGTAAATGATGAATGAAGTTAAAATAGATGTTGACAATGACTTTTGTGATGAGATTGTTGCAGCTCGTCTTATTGGTACAGCAAAGGCACTAAAGAAAGACATCAAAGAAAAGACCTGGGGGCAGGAAGACTTAGAGCAGTTTCAGAAAGTCGTTGATGCCCTAGAAGTTGTAGGTCCTTGGTTTGTCTATCAATGGGAGAAGAAAGTTAAATGAGAATCTTATTGCTTGACATTGAAACAAGTCCAAACTCCGCCTATGTGTGGGGTTTATTCGACCAGAACATCGGCATCAATCAAATGATAGATTCATCGCAAGTTCTTTGTTACTGTGCCAAGTGGCTCGGTGATAAAGAAGTTGTGTTTGACTCAATCCATAAATCATCTCGTAAGAAGATGCTGAAAGGTATACATGGACTTATCGACCAAGCAGACGGTCTTGTTACTTATAATGGCAATAAGTTCGACCTACCTATTCTCAACAAGGAATTTCTCTTACATAATCTTAATCCACCATCTCCTTCTAAGAAGATTGACTTACTGCGTACTGTTAGGAGCAACTTTAGGTTTACTTCTAACAAACTAGATTATGTCTCACAGCAACTAGGATTAGGAAAGAAAGTAGAACATGAAGGATTTGAACTCTGGCTTAAGTGTATGGACAAAGATAACGCAGCTTGGAGTCGTATGGAAAAGTACAACATCCAGGATGTCATCTTATTGGAAAAGCTTTACTATAAGCTTCTTCCTTGGATTAAATCGCTTCCTAATCGCAATCTTAATACGGACAATCATGTATGCCCAAGCTGTGCTTCGTCGAAGATACAGAAGCGTGGATTCTCTTTGGCAACAACAGGAACATACCAGAGGTATCAATGCCGTGATTGCGGTTCGTGGAGTCAAGGGACTACAGCGGTTAAAAAAGGTATTAAAATCAAAGGGGTTGCTTGATGAGCGGAAACCATAATATGTATTCATCACCAGTAGCGATGCCTAACCTAGGAGATACTTACGAAGCATGGGCTGAGAACACTAAGAAGGTCTATAAAGCCTATGCTGAAGGTAGTGAAGACGCAGGTGATGTTATGTCTCGTCAAATAGCTGGAGACCATTACAAACGAGCAATTCAACCGTGGGAAATCATTGACGAATGGGAGCTGTGCTATTATTCTGGAAATGTGTTAAAATACTTGTTACGCTATAAATATAAGAATGGTGTGGAAGACTTAGAAAAAGCCAAGCACTACTTAGAATACCTCATCAAGAAAGAAAAAGATGCCGTTATTACTGCACGAGATTAAAGAGCGACTTATAGAGCTTGATGAGATAACCTTGTTGGAGCTATTAAACATCACTAGCGAAGACATTGTAGAACAGTTCTCCGACCGCATCGAAGAAAGGGCTGACAGTCTTGAAAAAGAAGTTCGCTAACGAAGAAGAAAGAATCGCTAATAAACAAGCTTATATGAGAGAGTATAGACAGACTCATAAAGTTAAATTAGCTTCAGTCAATAAACTAAAACAGCAGAAAACAAGAGCAGCAAACAAAGCAAGAGCAGTAGAGTATTTAGGCGGTGAATGCAGACATTGTGGTTTAGTCACAGACCACTTATGTGTGTATGATTTTCACCATGTTGATATGAAAGAGAAGGAGGCAGACCCAGGAAGTTTACTACACTACAGTTGGACAAGAATACAAAAGGAGCTGGACAAATGCATATTACTTTGTGCAAATTGTCACAGAGTTGAACACGAAAAGGATAAAAATGATTAACACACCGTTTAGTACCGTTGGGTACATTACTTATAAAAGAACTTATGCTCGTCGTATGAACGAAGCAGATATTAATAGCCCTACAGAAGAGTTTGAAGACACAGTGAATCGTGTAATCACATCAGCGAACAAGCAGTTGAATGTTGGTTTTACACAAGAAGAAAATGAAAGATTGAAAAAATACTTAATGGAATTGAAAGGCACTGTTGCTGGTCGATTTCTTTGGCAAATGGGGACAGGTACTGTAGACAAGTTAGGTCTAGCCAGTCTTCAAAACTGTGCTTTTACTGTTATCAATGAGCCTGTTCGTCCTTTCACATGGGCGATGGATATGTTAATGCTTGGCTCTGGTGTTGGTTATAATATTCAGAAAGTTAATGTTGATAAATTACCTATTGTTAATCCCAGCTTTTCTGCTCCGACTCGCCTTGATGTTGCCGATGCTGATTTTATTGTTCCTGATTCTAGGGAGGGATGGGTTGCACTTCTCGGTAAAACGCTTAAAGCAGCTTTTCTAAGCGACAAGAAGAGTACATTCTCTTTCTCTACAATGAACATTCGTGGTAAGGGTGCTCCAATCAAAGGCTTTGGTGGCACAGCTAGTGGTCCAGAAGACCTATGCTGGGGTATTAATAAGATTAGTGAAGTGTTAGAGAAGAGAGTTGGTCGTAATCTCCGCCCTATTGACTGCTTAGATATTATGAACAT